CGCGTCGAAGGGTGTAGAGAAGGACACGCACCCCACCCAGTCGGGCCGGCTCTTGAGCGATCGAATCAAAGAGAGGCAACTCGACTGTTGAGTGGTCGTCGTCAGGGAAGATACGCCGGAGCCGATTGACACCTCCGCCCTTGTAGAGAGTGTTGTTGTCGTCTGACTTCGCCACGCTACTCTCCGAAGAGATCCCCCATAGGAATCGCCATCCGCCTGGTATCGACGAGTCTCTTTGCGAGATACCGACCACGATCGACGTGATCGAACACAGCCTCGGTCTTCGACCTTGGCTTGCGACGCGGGTGACGTTTCACCTTCCCGGTCGTTCGATTGTACTGACCAATGACCAGATGACGCACACCGTCTTTCACAACGGTCCTGGCGCCGTTCAGGTTGCAGAACCGGCCATGGTCATCGTGATTGGTCACTGCTTCGTCGATGATGTCCATCACCTACACCTTACCCGCTCTTCCGTATGACGTCCTTTTCGATCGACTTGAATAGCTTGTCGAACTTCCTGGCCTTGGTTGCTCCTGTGCCTGGAATACCTCCGTTGAGAGGACCCTTCTCCATGCCGTGCTGGAAGCTACGACGCACACCCTTCGTCGTCATTTTGGTCGCTTTCGGCAGCTTCGTGTTCACGCGATACGGCCCCTTCATGTAGCCGTACTTCGTCAGCGACCATCGGCAGATATTCCAGGCTGCCTTGGCGCTTTTGCCGCGCTTGTGTTTGATCGCCAGCATGCAGTGCCTGAGTTGTGCACCCACCTGATCCTTCGGTGGTTTTCCAACCGGACTCGCGCCAGTCTTGGTTCCAGAGGCATCGCGCTTGGTGACCTTCTTCTTCAGGGCCGATTGACGTGCCTTTCGGCGCACCCTGTTCTCGGCCGCAGCTTTTGCAATTCTGGCTTTGGCCTTCTTCTCGCGCGTCTTCTTGGCCTTCTCCTGGGCCTTTCGGTTTTTCGCTGCGATCTGATCAGTAGACGCCTTCGCCTTCGTCGCCTTGCTCTTTTGACGACGCTGCTGGGCCCCATGGTCCTGCTTCTTTGTGTCGTCCTCGTCCTTTGGGGGAGAAGGTCCGTTGGGCGGAGACGGCGGATCTGGTGCCTCTACGAGGCTCATGAATCGGGTCAACGACATCGTCGTCACCCCGTCAGGAACGGAATCGCATCAGACAACCCGAGGATCTCTTCCTTGAGTTTGTCTTTCTCCTGCTCCGCCTCGTCAATGAGAGTAGACCCGTCGAGGATCTTTGGACCGCCCGCAGAGGCGAAGCCATCAGCAAACTTCGATCGCACGCGACCGAGGCGAATCTTTGCTTCTGCAAGGGCATACCGCATCAAAACATCACGCTCACGGAAGCGGAGACTGTCCTTGAAGTCATTCTTCAGCTTGTCGGGATTGTTCTCGGTATCGTCGACGTCAAACGCACTGAGTCTGGTCGACGCATACCTGGCGATCAGAGTTCCGGTGCGCTGATTGCGCGGGAAGACGTGCAGGAGGTTTCGATCCTTGAAGTAGTCCCAGTCGGGCTCTGATCCAACGACCCGACGAGCCGTCTCGGCATGGCTGAGGATCTGATGCAACGTGCCGTAGAACTGTCCGCCAGGAACGCCGGTGATGGACTGGTAGGCCACGGGAAGCTGATCGACGTCGATGAACGCATAGGGATTGACCGCGGCGATGACGTCGAGTTGAACGCCTGGGAACCAGATCTGAAGAACCTGGTCGCAGTCGTCCGGCATCGTATATTCCTGAACGCCAGGGATCAGGTTCACCGCAGCGTGCCGCTTGATGCCCTTGTATCCGACGTACCAACGAATCGCGTCATCGAAGGAATCTTCGAGTTGCTCCGGACTAATCTCCAACACGACGACGCCGCCACCCAGTTTGCTCTGGATCCACTGGATGACTCCAGATCTGTTGGTCGGATCGGCCACGGTTGTTCAGATTCAGGGCTTGATCTTGTCCGCTGGACTCTTTGTGGTGCTTCCCTCGGACGCCACCTCGGCTGCCTTGGCTTTCTCTTCGGCGTCCTCGTAACTCATGATGGCCTCGATGAGGCCGCCATGATCTCCCTTGAGTTTGGACCGACCGGGTAGATCCATCTCCTGAGCGACGACGTAGAGGGTGTCGGCATCCATGGCCTCCAACGCCTCTTTGCGACTCGCTGGCGGCGGAATGATCGCCGGTGGCTTCTTTGGTGCTGACGGCACTTCGTCGGGCGGTGGAAGCGCCTCGGCGGCCTTCTGAGTTGCGGCTTCTTTCTTTCGACCACGTCCACGAAGGATGTCGGCGATCTCGGCGTCGGTGCACTTTCGAAGAAAACCCAACCCGACGAACTTCTCCCACTTCCCGCCTTCGAGGATTTCGTTGTCGAAGATTGTCTTCTGTCCGCCGCCCACGTGCAGAGAGAGTTGCTTTCCCATGTAACTGGGATGCTTCACGTACATTTCTGTCATCTCGCTAGTCCTTTCTGTGTGCAGACGTCTGCACTCACTTCGTGCCGCGAAAGACGTTCTTGGTCGCCTTGCCGGGTTTCTTCGGCGTACCAGCGATGACTGTATACGTCATGAACTTCCTGGATGAATCCGCTTCTTTCTTGGCGTAGTCGATCGCTTCTTGCTCAGTCTCGAAGTAGCCAACGTACCTCGTTGACTTGAGGGCGGAGTTGTCATGTTGAACAGTCCAATTCCCTTTCCCACTGGCCGCATTGAGGACGCTATTTTCCACGATCATCGCTTCCCGCTCACGCTCTCCACGGGCGTCACGTCCGAACACCCCAGGCGCATGGACCGATCCGAGTGCGCCAGCATTCTCCACGGGGCCATGGCCCTTCCGTCGGTTCTCAGTGACCGACTCAGCACGTTTCGTCACACGGAACGCAACCTTGTTGACCCCATCGCCCTTCGACGCGTTGAACTCGTCGTTGTCGAGGTGCTTGGCATACCTGACGAACAACACGAGTTTGGCCTTCGATGACGCCTGACCGCGGAGTTTCGTGAGACTCAGCCTGGAGCCGTTCTCGAAAGGCTCCTGTTTGTCGACCTGATAGACGTCTTTGGTCCAAGCACCGAGTTTCTTGTTGCCCTTGACGACTTCCAGCTTCTTTGGATGACCGACGCCTTCCTCGATGCGTTCTTCTTTCATCGGCGCGAGTGGCTTCTTTTTCCACTTCACGAGCGGCTTCTTGGTGAGTGGGTGGATGATCTTGCCACCCTTCATCTTCGCCGTCTGCGGTTGATCACTGATGAAGCTTCCGCGTTTCGGAACCACCTTGCTGCTCGTCTTGGTCTTGCCTTTGGCCGCGACCTCGCGGATCACAACAGACCGCGCTCCGACTTTGAGCACCTGGAACATCATCAGCTTCTCGCCGTTTCCGTACGAGTAGAGATAGTCGTCAGTCGAGACGCTCGACGACTCCTCGATCAGGAAATCTAGGATGCTCATGACCTCAACCTCCAAGTGACACTACCAGAAAGAAAGAAGGGAGACCCCTTTCGGAGCCTCCCTTCAGTGCTGCATCTCAGAAGATCTCAGAGGAGGGAGCGGCTCAGATACCGCCGGTGATCGTCACCCGGCCGTACCACTCGTCGCGCAGGCGCTTGGTGGCGTAGCGGGTCCGCATCCCCTTGCGGTAGGTCTGATCCTCTGGATCGAGGAAGGTGGGGGTCATCTGGAGTGGCACGTACGGCGCGAACACGAAGCCTGCGTCGAGGTACGACTGACCGCGAAGACCCATCAGGATCTGGTTGAAGCGGAAGAAGGGGTCCTGGTACCCCCACCACTTGTTGGCGAGAGAACCCATCTTGATGATGCCCTGGTGCGAGCTGATGGGCCCGTACGAGGGTGGCACCACGGTGCCGTCGAAGGGACCCATCGTGCTTCCGCCGGAGCTGATCCAGGACGGCCTGTAGTCGCCGTGAGTCTGAAGCTGAATGAGTTTGGCCGAGACCTCTGGTGAGGTGACGAACCAGTTCGCCGGAGCGCGCAGGGTGTTCTTGAAGATGAGGTACGAGACCGCGCTCATTCGGGTGAGGATCGCCCGGATGTGTGAGATCTCATCGAGACCTGCCGGGATCGTGAAGTCGAAGGTCGCAGTGGTACCAACCGACGCCTGGAAGAGTTGCTCCAGGATGTCACGGTCCAACTCCAGTGCGATTTCCTGCGAGATGCCAGCGACCAACTCCGTCTCGGCGTCGATGCCGTGGAAGGCACGAAGGTCGTCGGCGGCTTCTGCGCTCCAACGAGCCTTCAGCTTCCTGGTTGTCGCACGGATTTCCTGGAAGTTGATGTCGATGAAGACGTCCGGAACCTGCTTGTTGGCCTCGGAGTCATAGAAGTAGGTTGCGCGAACGACGCGTCCTGCACTTGCGGCCGGAGCGGCCGTGAAGAGGAATCCGGTGATCTGACCGGTTGCGTAGTTGACTGCACCTGCGGTGACATCGCCCGTGAACCCGCCTGCTCCGTCATCCACGGCCGACTGAGCGACCGTACCGTCCGCATCGACGTCTTCGACGAGCACGGAGATACCGTTGGCTGCATCGAGGGGTCTGACGGGACTGTACTGAAGAATGCGTGCAAGAGCGGTTCCGACACCACCGTAGTTGGTGCCATCGGGAACGGCGAGTTGCTCGTTCTCGATCTTCTCGGAGCTGTAGAACTTGTCGAAGTTCTGGATGAGGTTCGTGCCGGCAGCCGTCTGTCCCTTCGAACGCCCGTGGACGTACTCGAAGAAGAAGACCGCTCCGACCGGGGCCGTCATCGGCTGCACCGAGACGATCTCGTTGGCGATGAGGTTCGGGAACACGCGTCGCAGCACGGGGAAGATGTACTTGGTGTACTGTCCCGCGTTGACGCTGAGCGTGTCCTCGTGAAGCTGACGACGCATGTCGTCGAGCTGGTTCTCGAAGAGCAGGCTCATCACCCGGCGGGTGTAGTGGTCGTCCACCCCGTCGAGGAATTGTCCCCACTTGTTCTCCAGGAGGGCGCTGTACGACTCGTCGCGAACCGTGTGCGCCCCCGCCTCTGAAATCATGTGTCGCGCTTCCATTTTATTGGTCAGCTCCTTCACCGGCCTTGGTTCTTAGCCTCTACCGTCTTGTTTATCGAAGTTCAACTTTCCGACAGAAGCTACGAAGGCTTGCCGGGTCGTCCTGACAGTTTCTCGTATTGAGAAATCCCCATTCCAAACTCGGCAAGGGGGCCGGCCCCTGCTCCGTTCGAGCGAGTTTCTTTTCCTGCGCCGCCATGCGTGTCCTCTTCGAGCGACCGCTGCTTGCCGCGCCCCACACGAGCGTGAATTCGATCCACTTCGTCGGAGTCGACGACTCGACGGGTCTCGTTCACCTCAACCAGCGCATCGCGCTTCTGGTCGGCGATGGCCTTGCGCACTTCCGATGGATCGGTCAGTTCCCTGGCGATTGCCTGGATGCACTCGATGAGGTCGGCATCGGCCTCTTCGTCGAGCACGGAGATCTCTTCGGTGACGATGCGAGCGACCACCTCGCGCTCAGCCTTGGCCAATGCCACCTTGGCCTGTCGCTCGTGCATGATCGCCTTTTCTTCGGCGAGACGAGCGCGTTCGTCGGACTCCTGAAGCCGTTGCTCCATGGCACCAAACCGGTCCTCCCATTCCGTGGCCTGCTTGGCATCAGGAACCGCTTGACGCTTCAGTTCGCCTCGGACGGTTTGAACCTTCTCGTCGATGGCTGCGGTGTTCTCGTACTCGGTGACATCACCGATCAGAGCCAGGACCGCGTCCTTGTCGTCCGACTCGCCGAGAGAGCGTTCCAGATGGAGTTTGTAGGCAGCCTCTTTGGCCATCTGGGCCGCCGACTCAGCTTCCTTGGTGACCTTCAGGATGTCCAACTCCTTGTCGGCGAGGGCCTCCTTGAGGCGCTCGATCTCGGCGTCCTTTTCGTTGATCAACTCTCGTGTGTCCGGAGCCATCCCGAACGACTGGACCATCGTTGCGATGCGCTCGATGAGTTGCTTCGAGCCGGCGACCTCGGGGTCGCTCATGAAATCAGACCGTAGCTTGGTCTCGATCTCCTCGCGCATGACCTCCAGGTTCCGCCGCAGTTCCACGGAGAACTTTTCCTTGAGTCGTGCGGTGGTTCGCTCTTCGTTCTCCGAGAGCAACCTCTTGATGTCGACGCTTGAATCGTCCTCGACGAGTCGATCCTCGCGAGCCATCTGGGCGATTTCGGTGACCAACCCGGGGTAGTCCCGGCGAAGAGTTTCGAGATCCATCTGATCTTTCTCCAGCGCGTGTTCGATCGTCTCGCGAGCTTCCCGGAAGACCTTGGGGTAGGCCGACCGGGTCGCCGGATCAGCCACGAAGTCGAAGGTGTCCAGCTTGAAGTCTTCTTGGACCTCTTGAACTCCGTCG